GGCTTAAACGGAGTAAACACCATGAAGAAATTATCCCTTTCACTGATGCTGAACGTGTCGCTGGCGCTGATGCTTGCACTGTCCCTGATTTACCCGCAGAGCGTGACCGTCAGTTTTGTCGCCACCTGGGCGATTCTGGCGACGGTTATTTGTGTGGTTGCCGGTGGTGTCGGCGTGTATGCCACGGAGTATGTGCTGGAACGCTACGGGCGGGAGCTGCCACCGGAATCGCTGGCCGTGAAGATTGTCACGTCGCTGTTTTTGCAGCCGGTGCCGTGGCGCAGGCGGGCAGCGGCTCTGGTGGTGATGGTGGCGACGTTTATCTCGCTGGTCGCTGCCGGGTGGATTTTTACCGCGCTGATTTATCTCGTGGCGTCGCTGTTCTTCCGGCTGATATGTACGGCCTGCCGTCAGCGTCTTGAGGAGCGGGAACCATGTCAAAGCTGATGACTGTGCTGGTCGTGTTGTTATCGCTGGCGCTGTCCGGTCTGTTTCTGGTGAAACACAAAAACGCCAGCCTGCGCGCCTCGCTGGACAGGGCGAACAACGTCGCCAGCGGGCAGCAGGCGACCATCACCATGCTGAAAAATCAGCTTCATGTTGCCCTCACCAGAGCAGACAAAAACGAGCTGGCGCAGGTGGTACTGCGTCAGGAACTGGAGAACGCCGCGAAGCGTGAAGCACAGCGCGAGAAAACCATCACGAGGTTACTTAATGAAAACGAAGATTTTCGCCGCTGGTACGGCGCTGACCTGCCTGATGCTGTGCGCCGGTTGCACCAGCGCCCGGCCTGCACCGACGCCAGTGATTGTCCACAACGCCTGCCCGAAAGTGAGCCTTTGCCCGATGCCGGGCAGTGACCCGGAGACGAACGGCGATTTAAGTGCCGATATCCGGCAGCTTGAGAACGCGCTGGCACGCTGTGCCAGCCAGGTAAAAATGATTAAACACTGTCAGGACGAAAACGATGCTCAAACCCGACAGCCTGCGCAGGGCGCTGACTGATGCCGTCACGGTGCTGAAAACCAGTCCAGAGATGCTGCGGATATTCGTGGATAACGGGAGTATTGCCTCCACACTGGCGACGTCGCTGTCATTCGAAAAGCGTTACACGCTCAATGTGATTGTGACCGACTTTACCGGTGATTTTGACCTGCTCATTGTGCCGGTGCTGGCGTGGCTGCGGGAAAATCAGCCCGACATCATGACCACCGACGAAGGCCAGAAAAAGGGCTTCACGTTTTATGCAGACATCAACAATGACAGCAGCTTTGATATCAGCATCAGCCTGATGCTGACCGAGCGCACGCTGGTCAGTGAGGTGGACGGTGCGCTGCATGTGAAGAATATCCCGGAACCCACGCCGCCGGAGCCGGTCACCCGCCCGATGGAGCTTTATATCAATGGCGAACTGGTGAGCAAGTGGGATGAATGAGTTTAAGCGTTTTGAAGACCGGCTGACCGGACTGATTGAATCGCTGTCACCGTCAGGGCGTCGGCGACTGAGTGCAGAACTGGCGAAACGTCTGCGGCAGAGTCAGCAGCGCCGGGTGATGGCACAGAAAGCCCCGGACGGCACACCCTATGCGCCACGCCAGCAGCAGAGCGCCAGAAAAAAGACCGGTCGCGTTAAGCGAAAAATGTTTGCGAAACTTATCACCAGTCGTTTTTTGCATATCCGCGCCAGCCCGGAACAGGCAGCAATGGAATTTTACGGCGGGAAGTCACCGAAAATCGCCAGTGTGCATCAGTTTGGTCTGTCGGAAGAAACCCGGAAAGACGGTAAGAAAATTGATTATCCGGCGCGTCCTCTGCTCGGCTTTACCGGTGAGGATGTGCAGATGATTGAAGAGATTATCCTGGCTCACCTCGACCGTTAGTTGTGCCATTCCCGACACCTCATCGTCACATTGCCGCCGGTATCACCCGGCGGCATCCTTCCCGTTATGAACACTCTCGCAAATATCCAGGAACTCGCGCGCGCACTGCGCAACATGATTCGCACCGGCCTTGTCGTCGAAACCAACCTTAAAGCCGGTCGCTGCCGTGTGCAGACCGGCGGCATGTGCACCGACTGGCTTCAGTGGCTGACCTGTCGTGCCGGGCGTTCGCGCACATGGTGGGCACCTTCCGTGGGGGAGCAGGTGCTGATTCTGGCCGTGGGCGGTGAACTTGACACGGCGTTTGTTCTGCCGGGGATTTATTCCGGCGATAACCCCGCGCCGTCTGCGTCGGCGGATGCCCTGCATATCCGTTTCCCTGACGGGGCGGTGATTGAGTATGAACCTGAAACCAGTGCACTGACGGTAAGCGGAATTAAAACGGCCAGCGTGACGGCTTCTGATTCTGTTACTGCCACGGTGCCGGTGGTCATGGTGAAAGCGTCAACCCGCATCACCCTGGACACCCCGGAGGTGGTCTGCACCAACAGACTGATTACCGGCACGCTGGAAGTGCAGAAGGGCGGGACGATGCGCGGCAACATTGAACACACCGGCGGTGAACTCTCATCAAACGGTAAGGTACTGCATACCCATAAACACCCCGGCGACAGCGGCGGCACAACCGGGAGTCCTCTATGACAGCACGTTATCTCGGAATGAATCGCAGTGATGGCCAGACTGTCACTGACCTTGAGCATATCAGCCAGAGTATCGGCGATATCCTGCGCACACCGGTCGGCTCACGAGTGATGCGTCGTGATTACGGCTCGTTGCTGGCGTCAATGATTGACCAGCCGCAGACCCCGGCGCTTGAGTTGCAGATTAAGGTCGCCTGTTACATGGCGGTGCTGAAATGGGAACCCCGCGTCACCCTGTCATCTGTCACCACGGCGCGCAGTTTTGACGGGCGAATGACGGTCACGTTAACCGGCCAGCACAACGACACCGGCCAGCCACTTTCGTTAACCATCCCTGTGAGTTGAAACCATGCCGATTATCGACCTGAACCAGCTACCCGCACCGGATGTGGTCGAGGAGCTGGACTTTGAAACCATTCTTGCCGAACGCAAGGCGACACTGATTTCCCTTTACCCGGAAGACCAGCAGGAGGCGGTCGCCCGTACCCTGACGCTGGAATCCGAGCCTCTCGTCAAACTGCTGGAAGAAAACGCTTATCGTGAGCTTATCTGGCGTCAGCGTGTGAATGAGGCCGCACGGGCGGTGATGCTGGCCTGTGCCGCCGGTAATGACCTTGATGTGATTGGTGCCAATTACAACACCACGCGCCTGATTATCACCCCGGCAGATGATTCGACTATCCCGCCGACACCGGCAGTGATGGAGTCTGACACCGATTATCGTCTGCGTATTCAGCAGGCGTTTGAGGGCTTAAGCGTCGCCGGGTCGGTGGGAGCCTATCAGTATCATGGTCGCAGTGCTGACGGGCGTGTCGCGGATATTTCTGTCACCAGTCCGTCTCCGGCCTGCGTCACCATCTCTGTGCTGTCACGTGAAAATAACGGCGTCGCATCCGAAGACCTGCTGGCTGTGGTGCGTAACGCCCTTAATGGCGAGGACGTCAGGCCGGTGGCCGACCGCGTGACCGTGCAGTCTGCCGCCATCGTTGAATACCAGATAAACGCCACGCTTTACCTTTACCCTGGTCCCGAAAGCGAACCCATACGCGCTGCCGCCGTGAAAAAACTGGAATCGTACATCACGGCACAGCACCGGCTGGGGCGTGACATCCGTCTGTCTGCCATTTATGCCGCTTTGCATGTGGAAGGCGTGCAGCGTGTTGAACTGGCTTCACCACTGGCCGACATCGTGCTCAACAGTACGCAGGCGTCTTTCTGTACCGAATACCGCGTCGTGACCGGAGGCTCGGATGAGTGATTCGCGACTGCTGCCGACCGGCTCATCACCGCTTGAAGTCGCTGCTGCAAAAGCCTGTGCGGAAATTGAAAAAACGCCGGTCAGTATTCGTGAGCTGTGGAACCCGGACACCTGCCCGGCAAATCTGCTGCCGTGGCTGGCGTGGTCATTTTCGGTTGACCGCTGGGATGATAAGTGGCCGGAAGCGACAAAACGCGCTGTTATCCGCGATGCGTATTTCATTCACTGCCATAAGGGCACTATAGGCGCAATCCGGCGTGTGGTGGAGCCGCTCGGCTATCTGATTGAGGTGAGGGAGTGGTGGCAACTCAATGAGGAGCCGGGGACGTTCCGTATCGTTGTTGGCGTGCTTGAGCAGGGTATTACCGAGGAAATGTATCAGGAGCTGGAGCGCCTCGTTGCTGATGCAAAACCGGCAAGCCGCCATCTGACGGGACTGGCTATCAGTTTAAGTACAACCGGCAACATTTTTGCCGGTGCGGGATGCTATCACGGCGACGCCCTGACAGTTTATCCCTACACCCCGGAGGCCATTATTGTCGGAGGGGATTATTTCCCGGCCTCGGCCATTCATTTAATTGATAACCTGAGAGTAAACGCATGACAGTGAAATACTACGCCATTCTGACTAATCAGGGCGCGGCACGGCTGGCTAACGCGACGATGCTCGGCAGTAAGCTGAATCTGACGCAAATGGCCGTTGGTGATGCAAATGGTGTCTTGCCGACACCAGACCCGGCACAGACAAAACTGATTAACCAGAAACGCATCGCGCCGCTGAATCTTCTGAGTGTTGACCCGAACAACCAGAGCCAGATTATTGCGGAGCAAATCATCCCTGAGAACGAGGGCGGATTCTGGATCCGTGAGATTGGGCTTTATGATGATGAAGGCGTACTCATTGCGGTGGCGAACTGCCCGGAAACGTACAAACCGCAGTTGCAGGAAGGCAGCGGTCGTACCCAGACTATCCGCATGATTCTGGTTGTCACGAATACCGAAGCTATCACGCTGAAAATCGACCCGTCGGTGGTACTGGCGACCCGTAAATACGTGGATGATGAAGTCCTGGAATTAAGGCTGTATGTGGATGACCAGATGAGGAACCATATTGCCGCACAGGATCCTCATACCCAGTATGCACAGAAACATAATCCGACATTTACCGGAGAACCAAAAGCGCCGACGCCTGCCGCAGGAAATAACACCACGCGGATTGCGACCACTGAGTTTGTTCAGGCCGCTATTACCGCTCTGATTAACGGTGCGCCAGCCACGCTGGACACACTGAAAGAAATTGCCGCAGCCATTAACAATGACCCGAAATTCAGCACCACCATTAACAATGCGCTGTCAGGTAAGCAGCCACTGGATGAGACGCTGACTCATTTGAGTGGAAAGGATGTTGCCGGTCTTCTCGCATACCTTGGTTTGGGAGAAGGTTCGGCATTACCCGTTGGTGTGCCTGTCCCGTGGCCTTCCTCCACTCCGCCAACAGGCTGGCTAAAATGCAATGGTGCGGCTTTTTCTGCTGAAGAATACCCGGAACTGGCAAAGGCTTACCCGACAAATAAATTGCCTGATTTACGCGGTGAATTTATTCGTGGCTGGGATGACGGGCGTGGTGTAGATGCCGGGCGACAATTATTATCTTCACAGGGGGATGCAATAAGAAATATTGAGGGATTCGCAGATGGCGGGATCGGCATGTCTTTTGATGCAATCAGAGGGGCTTTTTACGATGCAGGAACACGAACAGCGACAATGGCGAATAACACAACTGCTATAGGCAAAACCGATGACCTTGGATTCGACGCCTCTCGTGTCGTGCCAACAGCTAATGAAAACCGTCCACGTAACATCGCCTTTAATTATATTGTGAGGGCTGCATAATGAAACCTGTTTTTGATGAAAATGGGCTGGCTACAGTGCCGGGTGATATGCGTTGTTATTATTATGATGCAGTAACGTCTGAATATACGGGCTGGTCTGATGAATATATTAATACTGGCGTAAGTATGCCCGCCTGTTCCACTGGTATTGACCCGGGCGAATACATTCCGGGGCAAGTGGCAGTATTCACGGGTAAGGGATGGAGCCATGAAGAAGACCATCGCAATGAGACTGTTTACTCAACAGAAAATGGCGCAGCTGTTACAGTGGATTATATCGGTGCCATCAAAAACGGTTATGTCACGCTTTCACCGTTAACGACATATGATAAATGGGATGGTGAGAAATGGGTGACAGATACTGAGGCACAGCATAACGCCGCAGTAGAAGCAGCAGAAGCACAGCGCCAGTCACTGATTGATGCAGCAATGGCTTCCATTAGTCTGATTCAGCTGAAATTACAGGCCGGACGGAAACTGACTCAGGCAGAAACAACCCGACTTAACGCCGTGCTGGATTACATTGACGCGGTGACGGCAACAGATACCAGCACCGCGCCGGATGTCATCTGGCCTGAACTGCCGGAGGCGTAGGCCATTCAATATCGGGTGCTGTTGAAGTATCAACACGCATCAGCAGCACACGGTATTTCTTCCATTCGGTGAGAGTTGAAGTTTCTTCATCAGTTGCGATATCAGCATCAACAGCATCCTGACGCCAGGATATTTCACTGTCAGCTTTTTCCCGTAATTGGGATTTTTTAACTTCAGCAATAGCTATTAATTCCTTTTTGGTCGGCTGAGGAATATCTATCAGTGCTGGTTTTCCATTCAGTGTTCCAATCTGTTTTCCTGGTGGAATATCCATAAATAACTTTTTATGTTCTTCCTCACTGACTATTACACCATCATCAGGCCACAGACCTGATGCCTCAAATTTTTCTTTCTCCGATATGGGGAAAAAGCCATTTGCTTTAGCGCTCCATACGTACATATCAATACCCCACCGCTATAATGTCCACATTAAATCCCCCGGGACCTGCCTGCCAGATGCTGGCCCCTGTTAATGATTTTGTTTGATGAACAACCGCCACATTTGCTGGCGATTGTGTTTCAGTTGTTACAGTACCGATATCATTCCAGTTAATTGAGATGGAATAGTTCGTTGTTGTAAACGACCGGGGGAAAGTTATGTGTCTTACATTGGTGCCAACAGGAAATCCAAGATAAACACGCTGAATTATCATTCCTCCAGGTAACATAACCCAGTTAGCACCTTCTCCAAAACCAACGTTTATAAAAATGCAGAGATAACGGGCAACTGGCATCATCTCCGGTTTTTATTCAGGGGGATGCTCATGCTTATTGGCTATGTACGCGTGTCAACAAATGACCAGAACACGGAATTGCAGCGTAACGCGCTGGAGTGCGCAGGATGCGAGCGGATTTTTGAGGATAAAATCAGCGGCACGAAGTCCGACCGACCGGGACTGAAAAAACTGCTCAGAACATTATCAGCAGGTGACACTCTGGTAGTCTGGAAGCTGGACAGGCTGGGGCGTAGTATGCGGCATCTGGTCATTCTGGTTGAGGAACTGCGCGAACGCGGCGTTAATTTTCGCAGTCTGACGGATGCTATTGATACCAGCACGCCGATGGGGCGTTTTTTCTTTCATGTGATGGGTGCCCTGGCTGAAATGGAGCGAGAACTCATTGTCGAGCGGACACGCGCCGGACTGGAAGCGGCCAGAGCCAAAGGTCGTATTGGTGGCAGACGTCCGAAACTCACCGCGAGTGAGTGGGAGCAGGTCGGACGGTTGCTGGCTGCGGGGGAATCTCGTCAACGTGTGGCGCTGATTTTTGATATTGGCCTGTCCACGCTCTATAAAAAATTCCCCTCATCAGCGGCAAAGAATAAATTGTGTCATCCCTTAGCCAACCGGGACAAATAGCCTGACATCTCCGGCACAACTGAAAATAACACTCACCCATTAACCACGGAGTTAAACGGATGAGTGACTATCATCACGGCGTGCAGGTGCTGGAGATTAACGACGGCACCCGCGTCATTTCCACCGTATCCACCGCCATTGTTGGCATGGTCTGCACGGCCAGCGATGCGGATGCGGAAACCTTCCCCCTCAATAAACCGGTGCTGATTACCAATGTGCAGAGCGCAATTGCAAAGGCTGGTAAAAAAGGCACGCTGGCGGCATCGTTGCAGGCCATCGCTGACCAGTCAAAACCGGTCACCGTTGTTGTGCGTGTGGAAGACGGCACCGGCGACGACGAGGAAACGAAACTCGCGCAGACCGTATCCAATATCATCGGCACCACCGACGAAAACGGTCAGTACACCGGACTGAAAGCCCTGCTGGCGGCGGAGTCGGTAACCGGTGTTAAACCGCGTATTCTCGGCGTGCCGGGGCTGGATACCAAAGAGGTGGCTGTTGCACTGGCATCAGTCTGTCAGAAGCTGCGCGCTTTCGGGTATATCAGCGCATGGGGCTGTAAAACCATTTCCGAGGTGAAAGCCTACCGCCAGAATTTCAGCCAGCGTGAGCTGATGGTCATCTGGCCAGATTTCCTCGCATGGGATACGGTCACCAGTACCACCGCCACCGCGTATGCCACCGCCCGTGCGCTGGGTCTGCGCGCTAAAATCGACCAGGAGCAGGGCTGGCATAAAACGCTGTCCAATGTCGGGGTAAACGGTGTTACCGGCATCAGTGCCTCTGTATTCTGGGATTTGCAGGAGTCCGGCACCGATGCTGACCTGTTGAACGAGTCAGGTGTCACAACGCTGATTCGCCGTGACGGTTTCCGATTCTGGGGTAACCGTACCTGCTCTGATGACCCGCTGTTCCTCTTTGAAAACTACACCCGCACCGCGCAGGTGCTGGCCGACACGATGGCTGAGGCGCACATGTGGGCGGTGGACAAGCCCATCACCGCAACGCTGATTCGCGACATCGTTGACGGCATCAATGCCAAATTCCGTGAGCTGAAAACAAACGGCTATATCGTGGATGGCTCATGCTGGTTCAGCGAAGAATCCAACGATGCGGAAACCCTCAAGGCCGGAAAACTGTATATCGACTACGACTATACACCGGTGCCTCCTCTCGAAAACCTGACCCTGCGCCAGCGTATTACCGATAAATACCTGGCAAATCTGGTCACCTCGGTTAACAGCAATTAAGGAGCCTGACCGATGGCAATGCCGCGCAAACTCAAGTTAATGAACGTCTTTCTGAACGGCTACAGCTATCAGGGCGTTGCAAAGTCCGTCACGCTGCCAAAACTGACCCGTAAGCTCGAAAACTATCGCGGTGCGGGGATGAACGGCAGCGCACCGGTAGACCTCGGCCTTGATGACGATGCGCTGTCAATGGAGTGGTCGCTCGGGGGCTTCCCGGATTCGGTTATCTGGGAGCTTTACGCCGCAACCGGCGTGGATGCCGTGCCGATTCGTTTTGCAGGCTCTTACCAGCGCGACGATACCGGCGAAACGGTGGCCGTCGAAGTGGTCATGCGTGGCCGTCAGAAAGAAATCGACACCGGTGAGGGTAAACAGGGAGAAGACACCGAGTCGAAAATCTCCGTGGTCTGCACCTATTTCCGGCTGACGATGGACGGTAAGGAGCTGGTCGAAATCGACACCATCAACATGATTGAGAAGGTGAACGGCATCGACCGGCTGGAGCAACACCGCCGCAATATCGGCCTGTGATTTTCATCCGGTCAGCCAGGCTGACCGGTTAACCCTGATTCAGAAGTGAGAAAACCATGAACAAAGAAAATGTCATTACCCTGGAAAATCCGGTCAATCGTGGTGAGCAGGTCATCGAACAGGTCACGCTGATGAAACCTAACGCCGGGACGCTGCGCGGTGTCAGTCTGGCAGCGGTCGCGAACTCCGAAGTCGATGCACTGATTAAGGTGCTGCCGCGCATGACGGCACCGATGCTGACCGAGCAGGAAGTCGCCGCGCTGGAACTGCCTGACCTTGTGGCGCTGGCCGGTAAGGTGGTCGGTTTTTTGTCGCCGAACTCGGTGCAGTGACGTTTCCGAAAAATCTCTCGGTCGATGACCTGATGGCGGATGTGGCAGTGATATTTCACTGGCCGCCATCGGAACTGTATCCCATGAGCCTGACCGAACTCATCACATGGCGCGAAAAGGCGCTCCGGCGAAGCGGAAACACGAATGAGTAACAATGTAAAATTACAGGTATTGCTCAGGGCTGTTGACCAGGCATCCCGCCCGTTTAAATCCATCCGCACAGCGAGCAAATCGCTGTCGGGGGATATCCGGGAAACACAAAAATCACTGCGCGAGCTGAACGGTCAGGCGTCCCGTATTGAGGGATTTCGCAAGACCAGTGCACAGCTCGCCGTGACTGGTCATGCACTTGAAAAGGCTCGGCAGGAAGCCGAAGCCCTTGCCACACAGTTTAAAAACACCGAACGTCCGACCCGTGCTCAGGCGAAAGTGCTGGAATCCGCAAAGCGTGCGGCGGAGGACTTACAGGCGAAATATAACCGCCTGACGGATTCCGTTAAACGCCAGCAGCGGGAACTGGCCGCTGTGGGAATTAATACCCGCAATCTTGCACATGATGAGCAGGGACTAAAAAACCGTATCAGTGAAACCACCGCACAGCTTAACCGACAGCGCGACGCGCTGGCGCGTGTCAGTGCACAACAGGCAAAACTTAACGCAGTAAAACAGCGTTATCAGGCCGGAAAGGAACTGGCCGGAAATATGGCCTCAGTGGGCGCTGCCGGTGTGGGGATTGCGGCGGCGGGAACGATGGCCGGAGTTAAGCTGCTGATGCCCGGTTATGAGTTTGCGCAGAAAAACTCAGAATTGCAGGCCGTGCTCGGAGTGGCAAAAGACTCCGCCGAAATGACCGCACTACGCAAACAGGCGCGCCAGCTCGGCGACAATACCGCCGCCTCGGCGGATGATGCGGCCGGTGCACAGATAATCATCGCGAAAGCGGGTGGGGATGTTGATGCCATTCAGGCGGCAAC